GAGTTGAGTTCACATACTCACGTTAGCGGAGATGTAGCAGATGCGTTGATTGAGTTAGGAGAAGAACCTGCCGATAATTGGCTGCTAATAGACGAATTTCCCGTTGACTATGATAATGACGATGCAGAGAACGAACTACTTTCTAAAGAGCCTAAAAAGAGCTTATTTAGCAAGTTAGTTGAGTTGGTAAGCACAGGAGATGCACGTCCAAACATTACAAGTAAGCAAGACAAGGTTATTGACGGAATCAAGTTTGTCACTCGTTATGTTTACGCAGGTGAAACAGGTGGCAAGAGTGGTAAGTCTCGTGATTTCTGCACTAAAATGATGGAGGCTAAAAAAATCTATCGTAAGGAAGATATCATAAATATGGGCAGTCAACCTGTCAATGCAGGTTTCGGAATCAAAGGAGCGCCTACCTACGACATATGGCATTGGAAGGGCGGTAAATACTGCCATCATATGTGGTTCAAACAAGTGTACGCAGTTTTTCAAGGAACGGCTTTAGACATTACTCCTAAAACTAAAAAACTTGCACAAGCCAAAGCTGCTAAATACGGCTATGTAATTAAGAACGATTCATTAGTAGCAACAAGACCAATAGACACACCAAATAGAGGTGCTTACGTTGATTAATATATTTAGATAATGGCAATCGCACTACTCATAACAAGAGACGATTTAGTTAGATTTACTGCCGTAAACGGTAATGTCGACACGGACAAGTTCTTGCAGTTCATCAAAATCGCTCAGGACATTCACATTCAAAACTACTTAGGTACTAAGTTACTTCAAAAGATACAAACGCTAATCATAGCTAATACGCTTACAGGTAACTACAAGACCTTGACTGATAACTACATTAAGCCGATGTTGATTCACTGGGCTATGGTCGAGTATTTACCTTTCGCTGCTTACACAATCGCAAACAAAGGTGTCTACAAGCATTCGTCTGAGAATAGCGAGAACGTAGAAAAAAACGAAGTAGATTTCTTAATCGAAAAGGAACGTCAGATTGCTCAACATTACACGGAGAGATTCATTGACTATATCTGCTTCAATAATGACTTATTCCCTGAGTACATATTGAACTCAAACGGGGATATGTATCCTGACACAAAGAATAATTATACAGGTTGGTATCTATGAGAACACGAACTAAGGTAGGAACGTATAAACCAAAAGAAGAAAACATTGAAAAACTCCGTGTTTTTCTAACTAAAATAAACAAAGATGGCAAATAGCAACGGATGGGGAGATGGCGCAGCCAATAACGCAATAGGTTGGGGTCAAGGCGCAAACAACGCAATCGCTTGGGGAGATATTCACGCTGATTCTTGGTCAGGTGCTACGGATATTGTAGGATTTGATTCTTCTGCTATTTCGTATTTTAATGCTACAGGAATAACAGGAGCAACTCAACAAGATGCAATTGACAATTTGGTTAAAGACTTAAAAAGCTATGGCATTTGGTCAAAGATGAAAGCGGTATATCCGTTTGTGACTGATATTAAAAATATCCTTGATTATAGTGAGGATTTTAATAATGCGTATTGGTCAAAAGTAAATGCGACAGTTTCTTCAAATGCCACTACTGCGCCTGATGGAACTAATACTGCTGATTTATTTACATCAACGTCTACTTATGGTAGATTTAGAACAAATAATGTACCAAGAAATCAATCAGCAACATATACGTTTAGTTGCTACATTAAAGGTGTTTCTGGAGTTGCTTCAATAGGCTCTATCGTTGTTGGTGTTGGTGTAGGATTTACAATTGCTTCCAACGGAACTGTAACTGTAAATGCTCCTGTAGGTATATCATCTGCACAAAACTTACAAGTATCAAATGTTGGCAATGGATGGTATAGAGTTTCGGGTACTCGTGTATATACAACTTCTTCAGATGATTTTCAAATTTGGTCTTCAAATAGCGGAGATACATTTTATGTTTGGGGAGCGCAATTAGAAATAGCATCAGATGTTACATCATATCAGCGTATATTAACTACACAACAAGCGTTCATCTCATCTCAGTTCAAATACAACCTTGTAAATCCTGTTGACTCAGACGCTGCCTTTAGATTAGTATTCAACGGAGGATGGACTCATTCAAGCAATGGTGCTACTCCTAATGGAACGAATGGTTATGCGGATACGAAGTTGAATGAGAATACGGTAATGACTTTGAATAATATACATATTTCATTTTATTCGAGAACAAATAGCACTGCTGCTTCGTGTGATATTGGATGTTTAGACGCTTCAACGGCATACGGAACACATATAATACCTTACTCGTCAGGGAATGCTGCAGTTAGAAATACTGATTTAGCAAGTGGATTTACTGCTCCTGCAAATACCTTAGGTTTGTTTGTAAATAGTAGAATATCAAGTTCACAAACTAAGTATTTCTATAATGCTTCGCTTTTCAATACAATAGTAAGTCCGTCTTTATCTAAAAGCAATCAGGTATATTTTTTATCAGCGAGAAACACAGGAGGTTCTGCATCGTTATTTTCTACTAAACAACTTGCATTTTCAACAATTGGAGACGGTTTAACTGACACGGAAGCATCTAACCTATATACAATAGTACAAAATTACCAAGTGGCTCTAAGCCGTAACGTTTAAAAATATCTATAATGAAACTCGCAGACATCACAACGGAAGATTTAACGACCTTAGTCGGGTTGTTGACTGAGCTACAAAAAGACGAACTCATCGGAGTAGCTTATGCTCCTGACTCTTACTACAATCCTATCCAAGACCTTAATGACAATTGGGTTATCTCAGTAGAAGAAATCGCAAACACTTCAAATCCTGATACACTTTGGGTTAAAGACCTTGACTTGATTGTGTACGAACCGAAACCAACACCAAGTCCGTTCTAATGAAGCATAAAGACGCAATAGGTTCAATGTACTATGTAATGGGTTACGCTACTTGCATAGCTCTGATATTTGAAGGTAATCATTTGTATCATAAATTCATTGCAGCGACATACGCTTTTTATCTAACGTGGCACATCGTAAATCAATATGAAAACTAAATCTCTACTCATTCTATCTTTGGTGTCCGTGTTATCGCCAGTTAAGCCTATGGTGCTAATGGCTATCTTCTCAATCATCTTAGATACTGCTTTTGGTATTTGGAGAAGCGTAAAGAAAAACGGATGGACATCAATTCGCTCCCGTAGGCTTTCAAATACGATTTCTAAGAGTCTTTTGTATAGCGGTGCAATAGTGTTTATCTATTTGCTTGAAAAGTTCGTCTTAGCGGATTTATTGGGATACTTCATTTCAGTAGATTTACTCTTGACAAAAGCGTTTACTGCGTTCTGCGTATTCACGGAAGTAAAGAGTATCAACGAGAGTTACCATTCAGTCACGGGTATCAATGTTTGGGAAAAATTCATGCACTTTGTTAAACGTAGCAAAGAGCAGGTTGACGAATTGAAATAACCTTACTTGGTAACAACCAAGCACCCCTCAGCGATACTGTTGTTGAGGGTTTATAATGTCCAGTAAAACGGACAAAAAACTGGACAAATGTCCCTTTAATAACAAGTTATGAAATTAGACATCTCCAAAATCAAACAAGTACGACTCAAGGAATCTCAGTTCTTTGCTGAGGAGTCTGCTAAAACACAAATTTACCTTCATCACACAGCCGGTAGTGGTAACGCTGAGGCAGTTAGTAGATATTGGAATGGCACAAGTGACCGCATCGCTACCGCTTTTGTGGTTGGCGCAGATGGATTAATCGTGCAGTGCTTCTCGTCTAAGCATTGGGCTTGGCATTTAGGTATTGACCAGGCTGAGTTCAAATTGATGAAAGTTCCTTACACAAACTTGAATAAATCATCAGTAGGAATTGAGGTTTGTAACTGGGGATATTTAAAAGAAAAAGACGGAAAGTTTTACAACTATGTCGGTACTCGCGTTCCTGAGTCAATGGTCACCACATTAGAACAACCTTACAAGGGTTACAAGCATTGGTACAAGTACACCGATGCGCAGATTGAAAGCACTCGTCAGCTTTTAGTATACCTTTGCGAAACTTACAACATTCCAAAGGATTACCGCTCAGAGATATTCTCACTTGACAAGGAAGCGTTTAAAAACACGAAAGGTATATACACTCACAACTCAGTGCGTAAAGACAAGAGTGACATCTATCCTTGTCCGAGAATGATTGAAATGCTAAAGAACTTAAGCCTATAACCTGACAAAATGAAACGAATTTCAGCCTATATCCTGATAATTCTCTTGACTTCATGCTCTGCCAACTACCACTTGCGCAAAGCAATCAAGAAAGGTTACCGATGCGAAGAGGTTGGTGATACAATTACTATAACTTCTATAGACTCAATTCCGTACGTTTTAAGAGACTCTATTGTTTGGGAGAAGGTATTAGTCCAAAAAGATACGATAGTGCGTTACAAGACGTCTTTCGTGCCTAAAACGCGATTTGAGACCAAGATTGAATACAGGTTAAAGCGAGATACCTTGAGAATGATTGAAAAAGTAGAGGTTGTAAAGTGGAAAACTGAGAAGCACAAAAACACAAAGCCTAACATTTGGTTATTTATTATAGGATTTGGGTTAGGATTCTTAACGAAGTGGCTACTCAAGTTCTCTAAATACGCTCTATGAATAAACAAACACGCTTCCGATTGCAAGATGATGAGATAGAAATCTTAAACTCATACCGAGCAATCAAACTTGAATCCAACGGACTTGGCTTAGACGATAAAGATGTCAAACACGGATGGTTAAAATCTAAAAACGCTTCACTCTTTTTTAAGAATCCAAACTTTAAGGAGCAGGAAGAGCAGAATTACGAGAACATTCGTGCCAGTATATTAGATGAGATTCGTGTTTATGCACCTAAATATCCTACGATAACACGGACTCCAAGCAACGACGGACACTTATTAGTCATAGACCCTGCTGACATCCACATTGGTAAGCTCTGCGATGCTTTTGAAACAGGAGAGGAGTACAACAACCAAATCGCAGTACAACGTGTCTTAGAAGGAGTACAAGGCATTTTAGACAAGTCAAGCGGATTTCATATAGACAAGATTCTATTTATCGGAGGTAACGACATTCTCCACATAGATACTCCAAGACGGACAACTACTTCAGGAACTCCACAAGATACTGACGGAATGTGGTACACTAACTTTCTTATAGCTAAAAAACTTTATGTCGAAATTCTTGAAAAACTTATTGGGGTGGCTGATGTTCATTTCACTTTCAATCCCTCAAATCACGATTATACTCACGGCTTCTTTCTTGCTGACGTTATTCAAACTTGGTTTAAGGACTGCTCGAACATTTCTTTTGATTGCTCTATTGCGCATCGCAAAGCTTTCAAATATGGAAAGAACCTTATCGGAACGACTCACGGAGATGGAGCGAAACATCAAGACTTACCTCTATTGATGGCTACGGAGTTTCCAGTTGAGTGGTCAGAAACTAAACACCGCTACGTTTATACGCACCACGTCCATCACAAAACGTCTAAAGACTACATCGGAGTTACGGTAGAATCATTGAGAAGTCCATCAGGAACTGACTCTTGGCATAGTAGAAACGGCTACACGGGAGTTCCTAAAGCAGTCGAAGGTTTCATCCATCACAAAGATTTTGGACAAGTCGCACGTTTGACACACATTTTTTAGTATATTTGCTGACCTAACCACTACTCATAGCGTAAGAGCCTCTTTAATCGGAGGCTTTTTTTGTATAAATAATCCGTCTTTTTGTACATTATAAGCTCTTAATGTATAGATATTGCGTTTTTTTATACATTACTTTATTACAAAAGTGGCAGTAATTACCCCTTATTCTATTACAAAATGTAAGCCTGAGAAAAAT